ACGGAGACAAAGAAACCAATTAACAAAAATCAAATGCATCTAAGAGATAATTTTTTTCTCGTTATATGTACTATATACAGCTGACACAATAAATTGGTAATCAATATTACCTGTTACCTATGAATAATGAAGAAACTCAAACATTCCAGTACTATGTAATAATCTTTTTGGTCTTAATCCTGCATTATAAAATTTCAGTATCTTCTGTATTTGCTGATCATCTGGAATTACAGGATCATATTGAAACATCCGTTGGAAAAGTCTTACGAGTCCACCTATTTGACTAGACACCTTACTAAGACGGATAGTTTTTGATTTCTCCATCTTTTTTGTCAAACTCCAAGTTTGGTAAATTTTGTCCTTCTTCAAGAATCTTCCAAAGTTTACAACAATTGGTTGATTCATCATCTCGTAAGTTCTGGAATACAAACTTAGTGAATTAGTTTTTAGACTGATCCATATCCATAATGATGTCAAACAAACTAACATGTTTAACAAAGCAGAGTTAGAAGGGATATTAAGTCCCTTGTGCAATCCGTGAGTGGTTTGAAAGTTTGACTCACTGCAAAGGAGTGCAATAGATAATAAATAATTGATATGATGTTTTCCTCGATAACGATTCCAAGATTTTGCTATGGACACAGCATAACCACTCTCCATTCCTAATATAGTTAAAAGAGTCCCTAAGTCAACGGTTATATCAGATATGATCTCAGGAGGAACTCCCACCATAAGATTTTCAAGCTGAATATGTCTTGCCCTCCTAAGCTCACCATCATGGTTTGAAAAGCAAAAGCAATGGGATAATCTGGCACTCAGATCTTGCTTATCTGGATATAATTTGGGAATATTAGCAACCTCAAGATGTTTGAACACCACATAGACCTCCGATGTATATGAACTTGAAATCTCTGTTTGACAAACTAACACATCTAGGAACTGTGGCCCAATTAGGTCTATTATGCTATTTTTGTTGATTAGTCTTTCAATATATGTTTTGAAGATGATACTCCCTCGTGGTTCCAATAACTGTAATCCCCAATTTGCCACATGATGTTCAATTGCTTCTATTATTTCCTCTGATATAACCTCCATATCTAAAACAATTAAATCCCATCGAGCACCCACTTGTCTTCCTTTTTGTCGGAAATATGCCCATGTGTTTTCCTGAGATAAGTCACTAGGGTATTTCCATACATCTTCTAAATTAATACATTGATTTTTTCCTCCTCTTAATGCGACAAGCGCTGCGGGGGGGCTCGGATGACTACCTTTGAAGTTGATACCATCCATAATCAATAAACTATTAAAGAGCACTTTCCCGTTGGGGTTACTACGACACAAATAAGAGCTAATACCTCCTGACCCATCTCCCCCACAAATCGCATAAGACCAAGTTATTTTAAGATTTTCAATTATGGACCGAATCTTGTAGTGGGCACCAGTGGCAAATTGATGAGTTCTCAAAGCAGATATTAAAGGATGTGCCCTCCTTGGAACATGGATTGGATCATAAACCTTATCGAGAGAATCATACAGAACTGGATGTATGTAGATTCCCCCAAACCACTCACTGCCCCATTGCAATTTTCTATCAGAGACCAGAACCTTTTCCATATTTGTTTTCACGGCATGGCGCAATTCTTGAGGACATGTTGTTATGTTTTTGATAAGCTCTGGAACATTAATTAGATCCCATTTATCATTTTTTACATTGACATAGATTTCTTGGATTTTCCTCACTGTCTCTTTAAATCGTGGTGTTTGTTTGGTACTCATTACCAGTTTTAGAGCCTGAATAGAGATTGCAATTGAACCAGTTATATCATGTGACTGTAAATCAGCAAATAACCATACATTTTGATTGAAATTTAGGATTAGTTTTTTGTTAAACCAGTTTACCAACATGTTTTTCAAATATGACCTAGCAATTGAACCAAGGTCTTTATTATTGAGAGGATATGATGAAGGGATCTTATGAGGGCTACACATGATAGTATCATATAATGGTCCATCTCGAAGAAAATTGATGAATCCTTGGTTGTCACAGATCGACTCTATCGCATAAAAGCCCAATCCCCATTGAGCTACCCTGGGTTTCTTTAATTCTAGAAGATTTCTTCGATGAATTAATTGTAATGCACACGAACGTTGTATTCCTAAAAATAATCCTTCGAAGAAATCATTAGGCACCAATTTATTTCTTATACCAATTGGGAAAATGGAACTATCTTCTACATGCTTTGAATGGCTTAACAGCATATCTGTAAATATGAATCCCATTATATGACCCACATGTCTGGAACGTGTTTGATTACTCAGTATATCCCAATTTCCTTCTTTTAACTCTATTTTAACCTTTGATTTTCCCCATGCGGCATCCGGATTTGGTCTCCAGGAGCTTAGAAGATGATGAACATCTGGCAATATTAACTCCCATTCCGACTCCAACCAAGGCTCAGATATCTCTCTCAAACAGGAATCACACTGAATATGGAAATGTATGTTTGCACAGTTAGGATTTCCATCCCAAATAACTGATGCTGTCGCTTGAGCATACACAATCAAGGATTGAAACATAAAATCATAATTTTTGTCATTAATTGCTTCCATTGTATCAGTTGTGCAAATCATCCAAGTTAAATTTGTTGGAGAATTTGCACTAAATCCTCCATTGGATTGTCTTGCACAAGTGAATCTATGCAATGCTGATCCTGTCCGTTTAAACCCGACATTATGTTCAGTCCAGTCTTCACCTGTTAGTGATTCCAGGTTGTTTAAGATACTGCTTGCAAGCTTACTTTCCGGATCAACAAACCAAGAGATTGCATTTCTCATACGAACAGCTCTTTTAAGGAGTGGAATATTGGTCTCTCTATCCCATGGTTGAATTAGGGAGGTTGTCTCTGAGGTTTTTGATCCTAAGTAAGGAGGATAAGGACCTTTTGTCTGATCTGAATGACTAAGACCCTTGGGAATCAAAACAGACAAATAAGAGGCTGACTTATTAGAGCACCCGTGACAATAATTGCATAGATTATCAGCATTCTTTAACATCTCCATTGGATGAGGGATCGTTGTCCCTAATACCTTCTCCCCCCATGATTTTTCCCTTAACTCATCCGCCCAACTTGATGAACACTCCCAGATAATATCAGAAGAATTGTATGACCTTTTGCAGATCTTTATTAAGCTAGCAATCCCAATAAGTTCACTTACACAAATCACATCATCTATCCTCTTTGCATACCTTTTCCTATATTGATTTCGAATAGTTCTGGAGTTTTGAAACATTCCAACAATGGAGTTTGTGATCCCATAATATGTGGAATTCACCATCTCACTCAGGAACCTGGGGAAGAGCGGTTTAATAGACCTGGCCCAGGCATAAAGAGTAATTTCTTCCTGTTGAATATAATCTAAAGATAATCTAATAATTGAATTAGATATCTTAGACCTATTTATGATAAGATTCTCTCTTACTTGATTTTTTAGAAGATTCACTGCAGAAATTCCTCTACAGATGTTTAATGCAACAGGGTTTTCAATTAATTTATCCAGATGTTCAGGTTGAAATTCCTCCAATGTTGGATAACCACATGCAGTTGCTAATCTTGATAACCACTGAATGTCTGATTGTTCTGCGATGATTTTCCAGAAGGATAGAGATTCTGTTACAGGGTCAGGAAACATTCTAATTAAAAATCGGGTAAGAGATGTACCTCCTATGCCTCCTAGAGATGGATCTAGGTAGATCAAAAGTATTCTGAATTCTTTTGATGCTATCCAATCCTTTTCTCGGACTTTCTTGGATAAGGGAGACCTAACTGCTGGATTGTAAATATTTAAGAGCTCAATTGTAAGATTCGCAAATAGATTATGAAGGAACATGGGTTCGATTGGATTCTTTGAAAAATGTGAGACTGTCAAGGCATTTGTGGCTACTGATGATAGCAAAGAGCCTAGTGATGGAACCTGATCATTATTCCCAAAATTCACTCTGGCCCACCTTTTATAGTCTAATCCCCTAATAATTCCACGAAATATAGGAACTTTCCCATAATTTAAATAATCGGCACTGACCATAGTTTCATCATCATTAATCAACAACCCTAGTTTTTCAGTCCCATTGCGAATTGCTTTCATGACAGCATTATTGTTCTGAACAATCTTATTAATTTCCAAATCCTCTTCTTCAATTGAAAAAGTGCTTACCATCTCATAACAAGTGCTGATGGTCTGATTGTCTCCTTGAGCCAAAATTTTGACTAATGTGTTCCTAATTTTAGATTCTCTTTCTATAACAAGTAGATTTACAATTGACCAACCCTTTTGCCTCAATCCTTCCAATCCTCCAGCTTGACCATTCCAACAAACAAGTTGATTGGGATCAATGGATTCTAGCCTGTCTTCTAAGGGGATCATCAAATCAGGTCGTTGGTTGTAATAAATCAAGCTTTTTTGAAAAAATTCATGAGAACGTAAAAACAAATTAGGAAGACCAAAACATTGACCCATAACTTTAAAAATATGACAATTTGATTCATATCGTTGATGATTGTTCCATTTTTCATAATCAATATGATTCGCAATTGATATATACTCGTAATTATCCAACCCTTGTCCACTTACATTCTCCAACATTTTCTTAATAACTTCCTGCAAGTCATCCGCCATGGTCAAGCCATGGAATAATGGAACAAAATACTCCTTTATTAAATACTCTGTATATACGAAATATTCTCTCAACTCCCAAGACATTAATGAAAAAAATCTCCCAATTCTCTTCATTTCTCTTTCTTTGGCTTTCAACCCAATAATTAGAGAATCCAAATCTAACCCTTCATCATTTATCTTTTGCAAAAATGATACCCAATTGGTTTCAGGTTTTTCTAATAATGTTTGTAACACACGTTTTGTTGGAATAGGTTGATAAGGATTTTGGCGTACCCATTCAATAACCTCGTTCCTATTTAATGAATGAGATTTGTCTGAATAGATCAATGAGGGATCCAAAACATCGGGTAATTCGTAGATTTGTGTTATAGGTAAAGTATGCCATCTATCCCCAAACTCCTGTATCTGATATTGATTGGGCCATGTGTTGGACTTCACATGATGAACAAAAGGATGATCATCAGGCATCTGATTGATATCCACAAACCATTTCTTTTTCTCAAAAAACATTTTCTTTAGTATTTTGTATGCAAGATCAGAAGCTAATGTTTGTGCATACTCATCATCGATTATTTTATCCATAGTGGTCTGAAGGTGCAATTTATCTAGACCCTCAAGATAATCAATATCTGGATGACCCCAATGACGAAAAATGGAGTAATAAACTAGTACTTGGTCTACATCATCCTCATTTAATATTGTGTTCGCAAACAGCGACAAGTATTGACTATTTCCTTGCTTTTCTCTGACTGAATTTAGCACATGCTGCTTGAAATCTACAAATTCTGGTATCCTTGGTCGGAATTCTCTGGCCAACTGACACAATCTTAGATTACATAATGGCTCAATCAACTTCAATCCATCATAACCAATGTTGCCTTCGATGAGTAGATGTTGGTCCCCTATTTTGTATAAAGTTACTAACCCATTCAGCGACCTGATCTTGTTCTCAATTTCTTTGCATCCAAACACTATGGCAGTGCATACCTGTACCCTTGAAATACAAATGTCTTTTAACATTAATAACATGTTTCTATCCAATAAAATTTGATCATCAAATAAGTATGCATATCCACCATAGATCAGTACTTTCCCAAACATTAAAGAATTAATTAAAAATCCATTGGTCCCGTCATCACACGGTGCAATTAAACTTTTGAATGTCTCTTGTAGCTGCAATGACTCTCTGCCTCCTGTGGAATTCATGTGAAGGATTAAAAGATGTACTGAGAGGAAGAGGTCTCCCCAAAACCAAACATCAGTTGGAAATAGGTTTAAAAGATCCAAAGAGTAAACCTCATTAAGATCAAATACTTTCTTTGCCCAAAATTCTAAAAAAACTTTACAAACAATTCCAGTCTCTTGTGTTTTCTTTACACATTCTGTGAGATATGTACGAAACAGTGATTTGTCTTTTGGTCTGTACCCTCGACTCAACAGAGAAATACAGTACCTATGATACTTCCAGTCATCCAAATCAACTTTTAATTTAACTTTGGCACTTATTAAAAGCTGCCTCAAAGATTTCCATGTGTTCTTCTCAAATACAGGATTATAAGATTGATTTTGGTAAAATTTTTCAAACTCTTCCAAATGGTCATTAATAATTGGTGAATTGAGATTATAATCAAATTGATTTAAAAACTCCATGGAATCAATAGCTTCCATCCAATCAACTTCCAATTCTTGATCAAGTTCTTGGGATAATTCAAACTCATCTTCCAGCGTATTGAAATCTTCATTTTCTTCTTCCATTCTGATGACTGCTAATTTTTTTCTCGTTAAATCAATTTAATAACAGATGGAACTTTCTTAATTCTAGAATTATTCCTTCTGAGGGGATTGTGGATTATCTTAGTTGCTCTCTTAAGTTTGATCTTTTCCTTCGATGATTTGGCCCTAGTTTTACTACTCTTGAAGCATTTCTTGCAGCATTTAAATCCGGACCACAGGCACTTCCCAAATTGAAATAGAACTTTTATGATTTTGCATATAAGTATAATAGAAATAACGATTAGGATTCCTATGCTGATCCACTTCATCCAATTCAGAACTGTAAGAAAAGTAATTTTTATGTCTGATCCAAATTTATCAAATGCTTCTTTCAAGGGTTTCCCTATATCTTTTCCAATGTCGAATCCCATTAATAATCAAAGTATTTGACCCCAGTTCCTTTCCCATGAGGGGGTGTTTTGGGTGTATTGGATATTGTATCATACACATGTGCTTCTTGATCATCATTGTTTAGTTTGTTATTTTTCTTTTTTATCTTACCATTCCTATGTTTTTTCCCACAGATCAGTTGGATGAGGTGGAATCTTTTAATCACAATAAATCCAAGAAGACCGAGAATTCCCGTTCCGATCCACCAAGCTATATTTGTTAATTGTGAAAAATAACTGGAAACAGCATTTTTTGCTCGAATAATCATATTTTCTATTTTAGATCCTACGGAAGTAGTATTCATTTGGAAATATGATGTGTAAATATTTTTCGCTAAATCCATTTGATTGGAAATAGCAATGCTTTTCGGATGATCTAAAAGCATCAGAGTTCCACGTTCGACAATATCCTGTATTCCTGATAATCCGGTCGACACACCATGTGGTAGATAAACTGAATTACCATATTTTATCATTCCATTCAAAGAAAGTAAAAACCAGCCATCCCTACTTGCATTATCACTATTATTTAAGTAATCTGGTCTGGAAACTTCTGATTCATTAATGTAGACATAAGACCCATCAAATAATTGCCCTATTGCCAATTTGTTATTGGTTATATTGACTTTTTCTGTTACATTATGGACTACTGAGTAAATACAATCTCTCTTTTCAAGTCGAAATTGGGGGGATGATCCTCCATGAGAATCCTTTCTCAATATACGCTTAAATGCCCTATACGAAGGACCCAGACCAGGATTCAAGGGAAGCAAATAATTAAGGTCAAATGGAGATATTAAATCTCCCCCTTTTGCTCTCCCTAAAAATTCCTCACATACTAACTCCCTGGCTACTAATTGTGCTTCCGCGATATTTTCATCAGAATTATCATGATGGAAGCTTACATATTGATTTTCTTGACATCTTGGAATTATTTGTTTTATCCATCCTGTGACATCTTTTCCCTCTAAACCCCACCATTCACCTGTTTTGAACCTAATCCCAAATTGTTGGCAAACCCCCCTATAACAACTACCGACTAAGGACCTTAGACCATAGATAGAACTCCTGATCCATTGCTCATCAATTCCAAATCTGTTATCTTTAAGATAACCATTCTGATATAATTTTTCCTCCAGTACCCCAAAGACTTTTCCTGTTTCCCAGGTTCCCTTGTTACATAAGTCTTTTCTCTTTTGCAATTCTTGCGGAACCCAAAGAACATCAGGATGTATTGTTTTACAAGGGAGCTGATCACAATAACCATTTAAAAATAATGGATCGATGAATGTCTTGTTATAGATGTCTTCTTTAACAATATGAGGTTCTACAATTACAAAGGTCTTCTTGTCTATCTGAGTTGAACACCAAGAACAGTAGAAAGGAGGGAAAAAGGGGTTTACATATTCCCCCATCTCGTAGATTGTAACAGCTTCTCTACAGTCCTCCGGGGTTATTGGAACATTCTCTATCTTATTGGTCTCAGTTGTTGAGAAATACCATGTCTCTTCACACTTTGATATCCATGTTTGTCTGTGGCAGATATACCCATTAACCACATATCTTGAACTCGGTAAAGGATGATAAACTGTACCTAAGTCAAAATTGAGCTTGTTTTTCGGGTCAATCTTCAGTGATTTAGGGCATCTTAAATTTAGAGTGTTCACTTCTTGCCATGTTGAATTGCATTCTATGGGATACACCATGGTCTGATCAAACCAATTTGGGTCATGATACTGTCTGACAAAGGATCTTCCAGAGTCATGAGTCCAACTCAATACTTGCTTGTCTATGCCCACAAGGAAGAGGATAGCAACCTTGACAATCAAATAACTCATTTTAAATCCTTTCTATTTTTTTCTCGTATAGATCACTGCTGCATTTTTTCTGAGTTAGTAAAAGATTAACTTGTTTTGCTCAAGCTTTGTAATTATCCCGAATATGGGACTCACCTCAGCAAATTTGGGTGGTTGTGTTCCATTAGACATTGGATATAGATAAATCTCATGAAACGGAACCCCTCTCTTGTTTGTTGGAGTAAGTTTGCACTTGATGTTCAAGAAGACATCCATCTTTCCTCTGCGGAATCGAGTGGACAAAGCATAATCAATCTTCTCCTTCATTTTTGGGTATTTATCTGATAGATGATATGAAATTGGATAATAAATCTCACTAGTATAAAGATTAATAGAATTATCAGATGTCTTCTTTGTCATATGGAAAGCCATGATGAGGATGTTGGAGATGATGAGTGGCTTGTAAGAAATTGACCCGGAGTATTGATCCAGTAACTCCTCTAATATTCCGATTATTCCTGATATAGATGTGATGTTCATCTTAGTCCTGATTTCTAATTCAGCGGCCACATCATAAGTCCTCTCCTCCGGCTGAGCAAACCCAGTATATGAATCATCTATAGGTGCAGATGGAGCAAAAAGATCAACATGCTGACTATAACCAGGTAAGGTGTCCTCATAAGAATTTGGGTTATATAACCAAAGTGAAGAATTAGATGCATTGGAGTGTAAGTCAACAGACTTCCCCTTCTTTCTTTTGAATAATTGCAACATGATTGCTGCTAATTTTTTTCTGGTTAATAATCAAGCAAATATTCAAAATGATAAGAGTGAGCTGCATCTTCAATCTCTCTTCTCATTTCTTTAGGAATTTTGGATCTTGTGGAACTGTACCATATCTCCCAAGGAGTTTGTCCTCCTGGTCTTCCTGGAAAGGAGACTCTCCCACAGATGCTGACTTTGCATACATAATCTCCTAAAACAAATGAAGGATTTTCTGATATCCACTTGATTCCAGGATATTGATTATGTTTGCTTCTCTTGAAGAAAGACACATTGGCTCGCAATTCTCCACAGAGGTAGAGGACATCTTGATCTTTGGCCAATGGATAAACTTGGCTCATTAAAAAAGTAGTTGTTAGGGCACATAATTCGGTAGACATATTATAATTCTCTCTCATCCAAGATATGATTTCCCACTCCAGCCGATCAATCACAGGTTTTTTATAAAGATAATCGGGCAAATAAAAGAAAGCCGAGAGATTGAATGTGCAATCCATGATGACTGCTGATTTTTTTCAATTTAGTGGAGGAGGAACATATACCATCTCAAATAGATATTGGAATCCAAATTTCTTCCCGTCTTCCTCCAGGGTTCTCCCCATAGAATTTTTAACTCTTCTTTTACCCCATAAAGCGGTATAGAGTGTTCGTCCAATTTGACTGACTGTATCAATCCTAACCATAAGGTGGATTCCAACGGCCTTACCCTCAACTACCATCGTATATTTGAGACTGGGGACATTAATGTGCAAATTAACAACATTATTAAATCGTTGTGGAAACATGTAACTTTCGATTAGATTGACTTCGGATACGATTTTATCATCCTCTGTTAGATCAAAATCCAGTCTTGAAAATAGCATACTACATATTACACCTGAGACATCCTGTGTGATTCCAGCAACTCTTCTAAGTTCACTAACTGTTCCCTTTTGGAGGCACCATAGATTCCTTCTAGTAAAACTACTTCTAGGCAATACAAAAGATATGTATCCATGTATTTGAAGATTCATTTTGAGATCTGCTGATTTTTTTCAAGGATAGATCAAATGCTGAAAGCCAAATTTGTAAGCAACAACATCAGGATTCCTTTTCACATGATAAGCTTGAGGATCAACAAAAATTGGATGCCAGAGCATGTTCCAAGGTCTCCCTTCCTGAAGAGTTGGTTCGGCCACGAAGAGCACGTACTCAACTTCACCCAATGCCTCATCACCCTGAATGAAAAAATTGCCTCTTGATGAGAACGTATTATTTAATTTGTCCAAATCCTTAGGAGTCCCCGGCAAAGAAACCGCCTCCTGTATCCAGCAGTACCCATGGGTAATTTTATCAGAATCAAAACTAATATCAACATGCTCCCATGCCATGTTAATTGCAAAAGCTGCGACATCTCCTGGAATCCCGCTTTCCCGCACACAATCATATATCATTCTACTAATTATCCAATTTAGGCTATCATTATCCAGGTAACTGTTGTTGTAATGAAATGTTATTCCAATATTGATATACAGGTCCATTTTGGATTCCTGCTGATTTTTTTCAATATGGGCTGATACAAGTGCTAGATATCATTTGCCTTTTTGGTGACTTTTTTAGAATTGCCCGATATGCCGCTCGCTTATCAGGGAAAGACTTTCCAGCAAAACTCATGGGATCCACTCCCAATGTTTTCAAGGTTAATTTAACCACTCCTCCTGCAATCTTTTTCACCATAAGGCCTTTCTCCAGATCTGAGAGAACCTCTTCCATATATTTGTTAAAAATGTTATCTGGAGATTTGGACTCTGGGACATGGCTTTCTTGAGGAATAGGGGGAGGAGTATTTTTTGGAGGCTTTGCATCACTGCCTATATTCTTGTAAATGGAGATAACTCTTTTGCTTCTCTGAGGGGAGTTCTCAACTATACTCAGAGTCTGGTCCAATTGAAGCAATAAAGACTCAATGTCAAGTAAAAGATTGTTTTCCTCATCGAAGGTTAAATGATTGGGTATACGAATATCACCAATCTTGATTGTAGACTGATCCGGTGATTCTTGAGTAATAGGTGGAACTTCTTTTGGATTAAGTATGGAACAAGCCCAATCATCAACTGAGGCAGATGAGTCAGGCAAAGAGGGTAAATTTTGAGAAGAATAATCTTCATCATCATCATCTACTGAAGCCTCAACACTAGCCGAGAAGTTAGCCCAGTCAACTTTCTTCCCGAGTTCTTTCCTTTTCTCTATGTTTTCCATGATTTTGGATCACTGCTGATTTTTTTCTGGTATTAATCTAAGCATAAGCATCATGCAGGTGTTTTCCGATGGAGTTTGGACGCATATTGTTCATCTTCTGCGATTCAGCAGTTATGAATGCGAGTACCTCTCTCGGCGTTTGGAAATGAAGTCCCTTCAGATAGCAATACCACTCCACTGGATCTTTACTCTTGGGCAGTAGAGACAGAGATTCCAATGAATCAGTATCCGATTCATTGTCATCATCCGTGTCATCTCTTTTATCGTCCTTGTCATTTCCGGTTGGATCAGCGCCATCAGTAATATCATCCCGATTTGTAAATCTGAGTTGATACTCATAATTCTTGCAGTAAACAAATGCCACAATAGAGGCATTTGCTCTCAGCTCAGCGATTCCTGCATCAGAGATCATTCTAGCATTCCTTGATCGGGTTGATACCAACCATGACCCAATAAAATGGCACCAAGTGTAAATTGAGGGACATGCCGTGGCAGAATAAGGGGACTTAAGACTGATCCCCATATCCATCATATACGGGGTATATGAATCAACCTTGTCAAGCTCCTCATCTTCTTTCATCAAGATATAAGCCTCTTCCTCCAATTGTTGCAAAAACATCCAGGCAAAGATATCTTCACCTGCCATTTTAGCAGTAGACTTCAGATGGTTTAAAGCAAGGAGTGATGCACAATCTCTGAAACGTGATGTCACAGTTCCGAATCTTAGATAAGCATAATCATGTTTTGGAAATTTGCAAAAGAACATGTCAATTCCTGCAACAATTTTAGTATAATTTTTGTTCTGAAGCCAGGATCGATAGATATTCTTTGGGGTTTGATAATTTCCCGGATTCGGATGAGCAGTTGTGATTTGAATTTTCAATCGATCCCAAAGAGCAGTTTGATACTGGACATTGGTTATTCTTGAATGACGATAAATGTAAAGTAGATACAGTGTCATCCATCCATCTTGATCCGACTCAATGTTTGTTCCGCCAGTTGCATCCAATTTGTTCGATGTATCTTCAACCACTTGAAACATAGAAAAAGGGTTTACTGTATCTCCTTTGTTACCAATAATAACACCATGAGACTGCCAATCCGCTTCCAAAACCTCTGTCATCTCTTTGCACACCAGATATAGGTACCTTACAACATATTGGACCCTCAATGTTCCTTTCATTATTCCATCATAGATAACACCTCTGATAGTTTTCAAATCAAATGAACTTTGTTCTATAGTAAGAGTGGGGGCCATTTGTCCATTTGCATCAAAGAAGGCTTTTGGATACTGTGGTTCAACCTTATCTGCAGGTGCCAAAAAGCGAATTTGCTTGCCATTTCTTATTGACTTCATGTTGATATGCAGTTAGAATTCTGCT